ATCATTGAGAATTTGTTGTATGTCATTATTGATAAAAATAATTTTAAGTTGATTAACAAACTCATTAAAATTATTTAAATATTTTGTATCATCTACATTTGACTCTTCCGTCTGTGTGTCATTTAAATCTAGGATTTCAACCATATATAATAAAAGTTTTATAATCTTTATATATATACAATAATATAACTATTATTAAATTAATCCATAAGTAATTCATCCAGCATAGCAAGCTCATCAGGATCTGTAACTCTATATTTTTCCAAAATCAATTCCATCATCATTTCCAACTCCGCCTCGGTAGCTTTATACTTACTCATATCTACCTGTACGACAGTCCTCTTCTTGTTTTTCTTTTTTGCAGGGGCCGCGGATATGTCTTCCCACATTTTTATTATATTTGGTATTATGTTACCATATTTACCTTCATCAATCTTGTCTATCTCCTGATGCATGTGGTAAAGGCTATATATGTCATTTTTATCTAAAACTAGGTTCAAACCATCATGCCTTCCAATCTTAAAATTAGCATTTCTTTGTGTCATTTGTATCATATTGGGCGATATGTCATTGATTGTAATAGCCATGTTGTCATTATCCAATTTGGAGGCTATCATATCGGATCCGACACTCATCGTATTTATTTCTTTTAGCATATTTTTAGCATCAGTAATTGCAAGTTTACTAAAGGGACCTTCCCAATTGTCATCGGAAAAATTTGATGCGATTAGTTGCTTGAATGTGACATCACGTTTAACACCGTCTCCTTTTTGGGGCACTTTTCCGGACATTATATTTTTATATATATATATATATATATATAAAATTATTTATTTATAATTTTTTTACAAATTTTACAATTTATATTTTAATTTAATTTATTATATAATTTATTATATAATTTTTACAATCTATACTATTATTTATTTGATCTTATGAATATATAAATGAATTTGCATATTCTTATATAAAAATTATATTAAATAATTTTACTAAATATTTAATAATAATAAAAAAGTAAAAAAATAATATTTATGTTTATATAAGAGTTAGTAATATGACAATTTATATCGAATAACAAGTTATAAAAAAATTTATTGCAACAATAATTACAAAAAATATAGAATATATAACTGATAAATATAAATTAATCATCAGAGTCGGACGAATCGCTATGTTCTTCAATTTGATTTATAATTTTTTTCATTTTACTTTTCCGACGAGATACTTCTACATATCTTACATATAATAATATTACCAATAATGAAATAATTAAAACAAACCCGTAATTATTATATATAAAATTATATATATCCATTAAATATTTTTTAAAAATTGTTTCTTCTTCAATTTTTGTTGCTTCTTGTGCTAGTTTATTTTGTTGTTCATTAATTTTATTAATAAAATATTTTGCTAATTTAGGTTCAACTAAATTAGGTTTTTTATAATATGTGTTCATTATATTAAAGTGAGGAAATAAAAATTGATTTAAAAATATCTAATTATTAATTATAATATATATATAATATATAATGTCAAGTTTAGATTACAAACTAAGAAATATTAATCGTGATGTGTCTGATGCGCATACATCAAGCGAATATTTATTAAATCCTGAAAATGGTCGTTTAACAATATATCCTATTCAAAATAAATTAATTTGGGATACTTATAAAAAACAACAAGCAGCATATTGGACTGCTGAAGAAATAGATTTTTCTAAAGATTATAAAGATTTTTGTTCATTAAATGAAAACGAACAATATTTTATTAAATTAATATTAGCATTTTTTTCATCATCTGATACTATTGTTAATATTAATTTAGGTGAAAGATTTTTACACGACGTTAAAATTCGTGAAGCTACAACTGTTTATATTTGGCAAATGATGATTGAATCAACGCATGCTGAAGTATATAGCTTACAAATTGAAAATATTATTAGAGACCCTATTGAAAAAGATAAATTATTTAATGCACTTATTGAATATCCTTGTATTGCCGGAAAAGCAGCATGGGCTACTAAATGGATTGAATCAACTGAAAGTTTTGCAACTAGATTAATTGCATTTGTTATTGTAGAAGGTGTATTTTTTTCTGGTGCCTTTTGTGCTATTTTTTGGTTAAAAAAGAGAAATGTTATGCCAGGATTATGTAAATCAAATGAATTAATTGCACGCGATGAAGGAATGCATTGTGATTTTGCAATATTATTATATTCAATGTTAGAAAATAAATTAGATGAGAAACAAGTTCATGATATATTTATGGAAGCTATTGAAATTGAAAATGAATTTATTTGTAATAGCTTACCCTGCGCCTTACTTGGTATGAATTCTACTCTTATGAGTCAGTATATTAAATTTGTTGCAGATAGATTATTAGTTAGTCTAGGATATAATAAGATTTATAATGTGGTTAATCCGTTTGATTTCATGGAGTCAATTAGCGTTGAAGGTAAAACAAATTTCTTTGAATCAAGACCAACACAATATCAAAATGCACATGTATTAAATAATACTAATAATGTTTTTAAATTATCTGATGATTTTTAAATAAATATGTTTTTAAACATTTACAATTATTTTATTATTAGAATAAAATGAACTAAGGAACAACTGAAACTCCCCAAACTTAATTAACTTCCCTTCACCATTAGGAATATTTAATTGTTTTGCAGTTGCTTTATCTAGCACTGTATTTTGCCCATTTTTTAATTTTAAATCTTTAAATTTATTACTTAATGCGCTCATAACCTTTGGTCTGGACATTGTTACATTTTCAGGCAAGTCTAAAAATACTCTAAGAATTTCAGGCACTGGATGTTCTTTATTAAATCCACCATTAACATTTCCTTTTCGTTTTGGTTTTTTCATAGCCTTAATAATTTCATCAGCATGTGTTTTCTCAAGAGTTTTTAATATATTATTCATTTTTTTAGTATGTTCATGTTTTTCTTTTTCTTTTAGTTTAAGCTGTTTATCTAATTCAATAATATCTTTATTACTTTGTTTAATAAAGTCCATTTCTTCTTTAATTTGTTTCATCATATTTTCAAATGTTTCTTTTTCTTTTTTAATAATAGGTTCTTCCACAATTTCATCATGTAGAGAGTGTTCAGATACTTCATCGGACATATTTTCGTTATTAGACATATTAATATTAATATAAGACACTTCTTTATATATTTAAGTAAAATTTATTATAATTAAAAAAATAAAAATTTATTTTTTTAATTATTTACGTATATGTATTATAATCTTGTATAAAAAGGATAATTTCTAGAATTCTATAACTAATAAGTTTTATGCATATCGTTCTTGATACTCTGAATCATTATGTAATGCGACTATTGCTTCGTCGCGAGTCATACCCCTAGTATACAACCTGCTGAACTCTAGCCCGTGTGATTCTAAATAGTTAATAACACACCGTTCTTGGTATGCCGGATCATTATGTAATGCGACTATTGCTTCGTCGCGAGTCATACCCTTACTATATAACCGGCGAAACTGTAGCCCTTGTGTTTCTAAATAGTTAATAACACACCGTTCTTGATATGCTGGATCATTATTTAATGCGACCATTGCAGCTTCGCGAGTCATACCCTTACTATATAACCGGCGAAACTGTCGCCCGTGTGATTCTAGATAGTTAATAACACCCCGTTCTTGATCTACAAATGATTGTTCAACCATTGATTGGCAATTCCTTTACTAAATATATAATATAATCTATAAACAATTTATATTTCAATTTTTTATATTGTGTTATTATAACATAATATAAAATATTAATTAAATGAAAATGAAACAATTATTTTATCTGTTTTTGGTTCAGTAAAGGTTAATGAACTATGACATTTAGTATTAACTGTTGCACTTTGTGTGAAATTAGTTCTATCAACATTATTAGATATACTTGTTTTAAAATTTCCACTTTGATAATTAGGATAAGTTTTTTGTTTTTTGTTAGGTTTTAGTTCTTTTTTTTCTTTTTTATTAAATTTATTTTTTTTATTCATATCATTTTCAATTGCATTATAATTAGCAAGTACATATTCATATACTTTCTTTGAAATAAACCATTTAAAAAAATTTAATTGTCCAATTGTAGTTATAATACATGAATCATTCATAAAATAAGGTATTCTATTTCCTCTACTAAAAGGGTCAAAATGTTTTTTTTGATATGCTTTTAATTGTTGTTTATAAGATAAGTATACATTAAAAGTGTTTTCAATATTATTTTCTTTTAACTTATATGAAATTTTATTTAATTTAGCATATTTAGTAACAAAATAATCAATTAATCTAATTGATATAATTGATTCTGATGTGACGATTTGTAAAAACAATAATATATTTTCTACTAGTTCGTAAAATGATTCTTGTGATTTTATTATTGTATTTTCATGTGATGATAGTTTTATATTATTAAATACTTCATGATTTAATTTTGTTGATTCTAACATGATTTTACAATCAATTATACTATTTATATTATGATATTCTTTAAATATATTATTTAACTAGATGAACTATCAGATAAATAAGAATTTTCAATATGTAAATCTAAAATATCTGAATTCTTATCTGAGTATAAATTACTAACTAACTCTGATGCATCTAAATGAATTAATGATTTATGTAATTTATTACTTGAATCAACTTTCATAAAAATATTATGATTAATTTCTGTATCAGGAATATCTATTTCATCTTCATCAGATTCTATAAATTTATAATTATAAATATCTTTTTCTTTTAGATTAAATGATAATAAAACAGGTCTAAAAAATAATCCAAAATCATTATTAGAATTAATCCATATAGCATAACATTCTAATATCATTTTACACCATGAATTTGCAGGAATTGAATTAGTATCTATTTTATGTGTATTATTTAATTGAATTAATGTTTCAAAATCATTATTTTTTATAATTTTAATTTTAAGTGTTCCTTTTGAATAATTAGAGGACTCACGAATAATTTTTTGAAAATTAATTGTTTGATTATCATTCATATTAAACCATTCTGCAGCATTAGTTTGTGCATCTGCTTTTATTTTATTTTCTAAATTATTAAGAAATGAAATAAATGAATCTATTCTATTATTATATTTACCATCTAATGCAACCTCAATTTCTGCAAATCCAGATGTGAAATCAGGTGATGATATATTTAATAGTGTTGGTGTTTGAATAACAAAATTTTTTATAGAATTAGACTTATCATTATATTTTAATAAAATTATTTTTTTAGTTTGATTAGATTTAATTTTTGTATATGTAATATTATTTAAATCTATATCATGAATATTTAATGGAGTTGTGCTTGCGACAGAATATCCACATTTATCTGTATCTACAGGTGATGAGTCATTATGGATTTTTGATAAGAAAATATTTGATGTATCTTTATTCATAAATATTATATGTATATTATAAATAAATAATCCTTAAATGAATTTATAATATAAAGTAATTAGGCATTAGCTTTTTTGCCTTTTGATTTAGCAGGTGCTTTAGATGGAGTCTTTGCAACTGGTTTAATATCTTCATCATCTGATTCTTCATCAGTTAATTCAACCGCACCGCTCTTAGCTTTATTAATTGTTTTAACAGATGCAGCAGGCTGTTCAGTGTCAGACTCTGATTCAGATTCTTCGTCAGAAGACTCGGATGCAACAACGGCAACTGCTGATTTATTTTTAGAAGATGATGGTTTATTATCAATAGAAACAGGTGCTGATGCAGGTGTAATAACATTTGTTGTTGCAACTGTTTGAACTGTTATTTCTTCATCAGAATCCAAAAACATATCGGTCTTTAATAGATTTTTAAAGCTATCCATTCTTTGCGGGAGTTCTACTTCTGCTTTTACTAATTTAAATGTAATTCCATACATTGGATCTTTAGAGGCATTAGGAGCTTGAGCCCATAACTTTACTGGTCTAATAATAAAACGCACTCTTGCTCCATAACAAATATATTTTGAAATATCATCTACTGTTTTAATAGACTCTTCAGGAACATTTGTGCGCACTCTTTTATTGTTTTCCATAACAGATGTGCAAACACTAGTATTAATTTCTCCTGTATCATAATTAGTACTTAATTTAATTTTCATATAATCAACAGTGCTTTTATTTTTATTATCATCATCAGTTAAAGGTGTGCGTCCAACTTCTTGATATGCTCCAAATTTTTTAGCTTTTGCAGCGCCAAATAGTTTAATTCTAAATTCTTCAGAACCAAATTTATTATCAATTGATTTTATTACTGTTTTAAATTGTACCACATCAGGATCATCATTACTTAATGGTAATTTAACAAAGCATCTTTGAGAGTCTTCAGTAAAAAAGTCATTCAAACGAGGAATTCCATAAGTGTTTAATTCAATCCATGGTAACTGTAAAAATAGCGGTGTGCTTGATGCACCATTATTTGAATATGTAAGATAAGCGGTGCTGCCTTTTGCTGCTTGTTTTAATTCACCACTGACATTGAAATAGTTAATGTTAAAATCTTTATAATTAGTTGTCATATTTATTTTTGATATTTATAAAATTATAACTTTAATATGTATTTAAATCAATTTTTTTAGTGCAAATATATAATAATATATAATTTTTTTGTATATTATAATATAATAATGAATAATATTATAATTTTTTACACAATCTTTTTGATAATAATTATGTATATACTAGCATCAACCATTGAAAATTTCCAAACAACACCTGCCGGACCTACCGATCAAATAAAAGAAGCAGTTAAACAGATATATCTTGCTGATGTAGAATCAATAAGAAATTTATCAGCAGTCGCCACCAATTTACAAAAAGACGGCGGGTTAGTTACACCTGCTAATATGAGTATCAGAGGGAAATTAAGTGTTGGTTCTGCAGCTGATATAAAAACTTCACTCGTAGATCTATTAGTTGAGAATCCAACAGCGCCAACAACTGTAACATTAAAAACAAAAGTAGATGATAATAATATTACTTTAACAAATACTGAAG